CATAAGCTCCAATACCTGCACCCGCTGCTTGGGCTAATGGATTAACTCCTGGACCAGTTGTTGCTGTAATCTGACTAGCTGATGTTGGAAGGTTAGTCATCATACCTTTCATGAATTCCATTCTTTGATATGGCTCGTAAGCTCTTGCCATTTGTGTTTGTCTTTGTGCACTTAAAGCTTGTTGTGCTAATTGTTGTTGTATTCCTCCTGCTTGAAGTTGACTCTGAAGATCTGCTTGTTGCATTTGTTGTGCTTGTGCTCCTGCTACTCCATATTGTTGAGCAGCCTGCATCCCTGTAGTCACTCCTAATCTTTGTTGTGCTTGAGCTGCACCTAAAGCTTGGCCATATATACCTGCCTGCATTTGTCCAATTTGTCCTAGTCGTGCTCTATCCAATTCGGCTGATGCTACTCCTTGTCTTGCTCCTCCAAAAGCTCCTGATTGAACCGCTTCGGCACCTAGTTGATTTTGTCTTATTTGAGACTGTCTGTTGATTTCATCTGTAACATGTTGTGAATATGGATTCATAAAAGAAGCAATACTTCCTGCTCCTGTTGCAGGTAAACCACCCGCTAAAGTTTGAGCGCCTCCAATAGCTCCTAGACCGGCTGCTAATTGTGAAATTCCTACTCCTGTAGTTCCTGCCCCCGTAAAGGCTGCTTGTTGTAAAGCTGAAGGCTTAGCTGTTTGATAGGCAGGTAAACTGATTGGAGCTTTTGCTAAGTTTAAAGCTTCATCATAGAGTGCTAGTTTACGCGACTCTACTCCTGGTGCTTCTCTTGCAATGTTTGTTTGAGTGCCAGTAGACGATCCACCGCCGCCGCCTCCGCCGCCGCCCCAGCCAAAGAAACTCATACTAACTCCTTAACAAAGTGATAATGTTTTACTTTCCAACCGTGCGGAATAACACTTTTTAAATATCCCGGACGACCTTGAACGCTGATTCGTTTACAGCCATTCAATTTACCCATCTCTTCGATGGTTTTAATAATTTTATCTACCCATAATTTATAATATTTACCAGTTAAAATTAAAACCTGATATTCTTTAAAGTTAGGTAGCTTCATAAACTGTGTAACCATGACACCAAATACTTTATTTTCTAACCCATCATCCGATCCATAAATAATAAACAATTGATTAGTATCTTTTTTACAATTGGCTTTAATATGAGAAGATTCTGCCCAGCTTCCACCATATTTTAAAGCTTCTTTAATTTGAAATTCAACTAAAGCCCACATATTATCTACGTCCTTGGGTGCAATAGCTAATACTTCAATTTCTTTTTTAATGTTCTGTTTTTTTGCTTGCATGTAATAAATCAAATATCCTTTTAAATTTTTTCTGTTGATCGTAAAAGAAAGTTGCACCTTTCTTTCTCATTTCTTTTCTATCAGATATAGAAGCTCCTTCTAAAATACCGGCTCCTAATATAGCATCTGCTCGGGATACAAATTCACCATCTGCTAATTGAGCTAGGATAGTATCTTCGTCTTTATCTCCTTGGGGATCCTCTAAATAGCCTCCAGCTCTTATATAATTGTGCGTATCTTTTTCATCGTGGGTAGTTTTAGAAGGAAGATAACTTACTCCTCCTTGATTAAATTTTTGAACACTCGCTAATCCCCCTGTATTATAACTATACACATTTTGGTTTGAATATAAGGAAGGTACTGCGCTCCAGTTACTAGCATAGTCTCCTATTCCTTTATGTGCTTGGGATTGTTTCTCGTATGCTTTTTTATAATCTTCTTCAGTGAAAGGTGGTTTAGGATCATCACCTTTAAATACTTCTCCTAGTCCTACAGCTGCTGCGGTTCCATAGCCTAGCTTAGCTGCAGTGCTTTGTTTCTGCCACCAAGGTCCAGCTTTTTGCATAATGCCTCTAATACCAGTTCCTTTTGTAGCTGCTACATTTAAAGGTGCATGCCCATGAGTTACTCCAGCTGTACCAGGGGCTCCCCACAAAGATTTTAGTCCACTAAAAGGAGCGCCTTGTCCTATTCCCATTCCAGCGCCACCCATTTGGCCAATACCATAAGCTCCACCTCCTACTAAGAAGGCATCTCTAAATGATCTACCTGTTGATTTTCCTCTAAGTTTTTGTACGCCGAATGTAGCTAATGCTAATGTTAATGGATCCATAATAAATATCTATTGTATTTACCATTTTACCTATAAATGTGTCTTATATCAATATCATGCCACAGTTAGCTCATCTTTTAATTTACCGATATAAGACTTCTCCCCCGTATGGGTAATATATTCATCGACTAAGGCATGTATTTTACCCCCTACATCAGTCCATAATTTACAGAAATAGAAGTCTTCTCCTAAATAAGTTTCTTCTTCTTGATTATAATAAGTATCAAAAAAGTTATAAAAATTAGGTCTTCTTACCATCTTACCATCTATAACATGGTCTTGTTTAATAGTAAGTTTGGGGTATTCCTTGACTAACTTCGTAAATACAGAACGTTGTATCATCATACATCCCGCTGGTGCTCTATGTAATTCTATCCAACCATCTTTAATTTTAATATTATCAGGATCTTTAACATGAATGGGAAAGGTTAATCCCATTGTTTCTACATCATCGTCCGGACGACGCTTTAGATCCTCTCTAAATTTGTTTTGATTTATAGTTTTCATCGGATAAGCAATACAGCTTATCTCATGATCCGAATGTAATAATCTAAAAATAGATCTAGTACTAAAGGAGATGTCCGAATCAATAAATAAAAAATGAGTACAAGAAGAATTGAGAAAAGCAGAGACAGCTAGATTACGTCCTTGAGTAACTAAACTACTTTTAAGTATTTGAAAAGTAATATGATAACCATTCAATAGACATTCTTTTTGTAAATCCAAGATGGCTTTACAGTAGTGTAGTTGCACCGTGTCATAACACGGGGTAGCTACCATTAAGCTAATTTTAGATTTCGTTTCTTTTTTTAATGGTTGTTCTTTTTTCACGGTAAGCTCCCAGTAAAAATCGTTTCCAAAACATTCCTATAACATTCCAATCATAGAATTTTTTATAATATGCTTTTTGAAAATCTAATATATCATTAATATCATTCTTAAACATGGATTGAACCCCTCGAATACCTGCCGCAAATCTTTCGCTTAAAGCTTTATAGTCGGAAGTATAAGGAACATAGATAGGAAATTCTCCACAGGTTTCCGGAATAGCGCCGAGGTCCGTGGTTAATAAGACTTGACCCGCTGCTAATGATTCCATAGCCGAAATACAAAAGGTTTCTTCCCATATAGAAGGAAAAATATTGGCATCATATTCATGTAGTTTGCCTAATAAATCTTTATGTTTACAATATCCCATATACCTAACATTAGGAAGGGCTTTACATTTGTCATATAAAGGCTGATAAAGTTTATCATTTTGTTCTTTGAAACTATCTCCATAAATTTGAGTACTGGAATAAACATCTAAAGTAATATTTTTATCCTCTTTTAATTGTTCCATCGAATTAAGTAAGACTTCTAGGCCTCTCCAGGGAGTAGAGAAGTAAACTAATTTAATTTTATCTTTCTTTTCATGCTTTTTCTTGATGACAAGCTCATCATAATCAATACCATTTTTAATAACTAAACAATTAGGGGACTGGAGTTTAAACATATATCTAAATTTTTCATAGTTCCAATGGGAATTAAATACATACCAATCATATTTGGTATGATTTTTAGGATTAGAAAACCAAGGAGCAATGTTAGGTTGATCAAAAGAATTTTTAAGCCACAAAATATTAGATCGAACAGGATGAAGAGGTTCTTTTTCGGGAACAGAAGTTGTAATTTGAACAGAGTCCCAATGAGTAGGACAATACTTTTTAAGATAATCTAATTGAATTTCGGTTCCACCGTATGGCTGCATTATTTGGTTTTACCAAATACTTCCAAAGATGCAACTGTTATTTCTATGTCCTGTCTAAAATCATCAGAAGTAGTATCAGTACCAGGATTAGCTACATCAGCATCGAATTCTGCTTTATCAGCGTAAACCTTACCGGTTCTTTTATTCTTTACTATTTCTTTGACCTTTGCAGGTACTTTTATTGGGTCTGCCATTATGCCGTTCCTTGATCTCCTGTTAATAATGCGTACGAGATCATTCCTTTTATTACATTACCAGTGCCTGCCTGTAATTTCAAGGCATCACTTTCTTCTAAAACTATTGGTCCTTTGGCCAAATTTTGAGTAGTCACTGAACTTAATTTTATTGTACTAATTTCAGATGTATTACCCACACTTGAATCATACATATGAGCAGTAACAGTGGTAGTGCCAGAACTTACATTTTGAGTTTGAATATTTTGTAAGATGGCTCTGGAGCTTACACTTAAAGTTAGGACCGTAGTTTGAGCTGTTCCTGTTAAACTAAATCTTGCGTTTTTATATTGTATTGTCACTATCTACCTTGCCCCCTATATTTTTTATACGACCGTTTTTGCGATTTTGAAAGACGCTTTTTATGTCGATGAATTTTTTTTCTACTCTTTTTAACATAAGTACTAACTCCATACAAACCTTTTTTCTTAGCCATAAGTTACATTAAACCATTGAAACGCTTGTGTATCATTTTCAATTGTTCTTTGATAAGAAGTGTTAAGTTGCGTTTTAAGTTCTTCCATTTTAAATTTAATCTGTCTTTGATTAGATGGATCATAATCGTCTGTAGGTTCTTGAAATTGTACAGTAACTTTAGCCATTATCTTCTCCCGTCTGGTTGTATATCTGCTCTAAAAGTTCCAAATCTCCAAGTCTCATTCTTCCCATCATTCTCTACTTTTAAATTAATTAATCTTGCTCTAGCTCTTAAGTCTACTTTAGTAGTAGCAGAAGTAATAGAGACTGGACTTAATCCCGAAGCTGTTTCACTATCCGCTGGATAATCTTTAAGATTCATTGAAATTTTAGCCGTGCCAGTTAACGTTTTAAAATCAGGAATAAATCTTCTAATTTTCATTATATATTCTCCATCTCCGTCTATATCTAAATCAAAATCGCCTGATTGTATATAGGCTGCAATAGCAGTAGAAGTACCTGTAGCAGTAACAGCATTATTTCCTGTTTCATGTTTATACATTTTTGTTATTCCTTCTGTGTTTCCATAAACTAATGGAGTATCAGAAGTATGAGTAGAAGATAAATATTCTATAGCATACGGTTTAGGTTGCACATCAGAGTCTACCCATCCGGTTCTTGCTAAACTTCCTGTAGTCCATACTCCTCCTGGAACTGAGCCACTTTCAGTAAAATTAAATGAAACATATCTATCTATTACTGAGCTACTTTCAGTAGGATAAAACCAAGTTATTTCACTAAATAAGTTATTTACACCCGCTGCAACAATTTGACCTGAAGTATAATTAATATCTTGAAACACATAATCTTCGACATTACAGGTTAAATTTTTAACAGTACCATCAAACATAAAAAATCCACCGGCATCACCCATCCAAAATACTTTACCATCAGCAAACGCAACTGCATTATGCCCTATGACTCCACAGTTGGTACCTACTTGTCGGACAGAGAAAGTAAAAGGTGGTCCTACGAACTGCATTACATAAGCAGCTTTATCAGTTAAAACAAATACAAAGTCTCGTCCTTGAATAGCTGCTCTTATTTCTGAACCTGAAGATAATCTCATCGTTCCAGCCGTGTTGGTAGATGTAGGAACCCAATCATTTCTATCTTCTTGGTCAGAAAATCTTATAAACATTTTGTCTTGAGTAGTTGTAGTTCCTATGGTTGTTTCAGTTCCAAATAAAATAACATGTCTATCTTTTTCTGATACAATCATAGTTTCTGATGCAGTAGGTGCGTTAGTTACCACCGTGGCTCGTGTAGCAACAGCAGTAGGAACGTCAACATTTTCTGGATCCCATTGAAAAGTTTTACCGCCTCTTATAGTTGCTAATAATAAAGAACCAAAATTATCTAATTGCCATTGTCCGGGTTGTAAAATTACTTGTGTTGATGTTGAAGCATCGCCCCATCCTCCATTACCCCAGGAGCTTGTTCCCCACCCATAGCCATAAGTTTGAGTAGAACTTCCTATTCGATAATAAGGTTTAACCGTCATTGATCCACCAGCTGTAATACCTGCTCCAGTTTCGGTAGAAGGCAATTTAATAGTAACAGTTGTACCTGTGGGAGTAGTTAATACTTCAAATTTTTTATCTTCTAAAGCAGCAGCTGTAATACTGGTACCTGAGCCTGGCATCGTTACATTATCTAACATAATAACCATACCATCTTCTAAATTTGTAGTGCTTGAAAAATTGAGAGTAGCATCATCAGAATTATTGCTAGTAGTAATAGTAACTCCTGATTGATCTAAAGATGAGTTTAAAGGAGTAACGTCATGAAATTCTCCCTCAAACCATACAGCTAAAATTTTATTAGTACCTACGGCGGTCCATCTATTTCCTTGTGTGTCAAACCAAGAAAAGAGTTTACGACCAGCGCCGGGAAGCGTGTTTGTTGACTTTCTTCCCATCCCCCTATCTTTTCGGGTAAACCGTATCTGAATCTGGCATAGTCCCCACCTATCCATCCTCCTTCAACTCCAGAAGGGGTTAGTTGTTTATTGTAGCCAGGAATGAAATTTACTTTTCTAAGCATATAACCATTATAATCTTTAGTTATTGACTTGTATAGATTGCTTAAAGTGCATGGGAGATAGGTGATTGGTGGTGTACCTCCCACACAAAATTAATTTTATGTTATTTTTTAGGTAAAGTCTAGACTTTACAGTGTGTCATACCAGACAGCCAGGATGTATCTTTTACCCTTTATGACTGGGTTAACCTTGTGCCACAGCATATTTAAAAAACTAACAATGGCTCCTTTTTCAGGGGAGTGTATTATTCTTGTATGCTTCATGGCGTCAGATGGATCACTAGCCGTTATTAATTCTCCACCTTCATAATCATCATTTAAAAATATTATAGAAGTGCCTTCATAATAAGGATAATCTCTATGCCAATCCATACTTTGACCTTCATTCCATTCTACAACTTCGATATTTTTAACGTAAAGACGTTTAGTAGGAAAGTCTTTAGCAATATGGTTACTCATAAAAGTAATAGCTCTTTTCACATTGTCTTCTTCTGCAATTAAATCATAAAGTCTTAAAACTTTTTTGTTATTAAAGACCTGTTTTTTATCATCACTCCGTTTATATAGAGCTATAAACCAGTCACATATTTGGTCCAATAAAAATTTATTTCTATACATTAAGAATGACTCCAATAAAAATGAGTAATGGCAAATCTACCTAGTCCTTTATTTCTGTATTCCTTATCCAGGTGAACCGGAGTAACCTGATGTAAATAATAACTTGGAAATAATAACATACGATTATGTTTACATTTAACATTTACATTAGACTGTGTAAATATAAAATCTCCCCCCGTAAATTTTTTAGGTTCTTTAAAAAACCAGATAAGAACAGTAAACTGAGGATCATCATGATGGGTTTTATATTCCTGAGCATTATCATAA